ATTGACGAGATGCCTCTGCCACGGTCAATTTCAAAGCAGAAACTGGCTGGCTCTGCAAAACAGCTTGAAATTGTGCCATCTTTTCCTTTACCTCGGAAAGCGTTCTGGCATACACAAATTTGTATTTCAGCGACCCATCTTCCTTATGACCAATCGGGACACGTCCCTCAAACCGACCGTCTTTTCTCTTGTAAATGTTGCTGCCTCTTCTCGGCATTTGAAATCCCTCCTGACAAGTTTTCGGACTGTTCAAAGCAAGAAAACTCCTGCTTTTTCTCCGATTCTGATGATTTATTCATGAATTTTCAGAAATATATACTTTACTTTTTCTGAAAATCTGCTATAATGATAGCAGATTCGATGCTGTTTTGTCTGAAATTTCTGCAAATAAATGGGCGGATTTTACGAAACAAAAATGCTTCTTTCCTTTTAGTATCTCCAGCGATAAACCATCTATTCTTCTTGCTTTTTGGGATTTTTTATGGTATTATGGAAATAGAGAGAGAAAGCTAAGAAAGGGGCATATTACGTGATTCGTATAGCAGTAGTAGATGATGAAAAAGCAGTATGTGATGAACTACTATTTTTTCTGAAAGAATACGAAATGAAATTCAAAATGATTTTTGATATTTCAATCTATTACAATGGAGAAAATCTTTTGGCTGATCTGGAAGATGATATACATTTTGATTTAATTCTATTGGATATTGAGTTAGCTAAGATTAATGGTGTAGAGGTCGGTAGACATATACGTGAGATAAACCAAGATTACTTGTGTCAAATTATTTATATCTCTTCTAAAATGGGATATGCTATGGAATTATTTCAGGTGCATCCATTTCACTTTTTGATGAAACCCATACAAAGAGAAACATTATTTTCTTGCCTGGGTGAATATCTTCGATTATATTCCAAGAAAGATTTTTTTGAACTAACAAACAAAAATGTAAAAAAGCGAATACCAATAGAGCAGATACAATATTTTGAAAGCAATGGAAGAAAGATTACTGTCTATTGTTCAAATGAATCACATGAATTTTATGGAAAATTGAGTGATTTGTCAGAAATGAAAATTCTAAAAAATTTCCTTATGATCCATAAATCTTTCTATATTAACATTGCTCATATTTCATCATATAGTTATGATTCACTGACAATTGATGATTGTAGAGAGTTGCCTATTAGCAAACCAAATAGAAAAGAAGTTCGCAGAGCAATTTTGAAGTATAGTGCAGATCGATTTAGAGAGGAGTGATAATATGCAGGAACAGCTCGTATATTTAATAGGAAATGCTTTTCGTATCTATATTTATTTTAAGCTTTTAAATACTATGTTTGGTACTGCAAAAGTGAAACAAATCTGGATTATAATAGGATTTACATTCTATTTTTTAATCAATAGTTTTGGTGCTATCTTATTTGGAAATTTCACTTTAAATATCTTAACAAATATAATTCCATTGATTGCTCTCTCATTTTTGTATGAATCGAAAGTAACAAGTAAATTATTTGTAGCATTAGCATTTTATGTAGTTAATATGCTTGCAGACGGTATTGTATATACCATTATTCTCATAACTAAAGTGAATTCCATTATAATGAGTAGTGGAATTGCCACAGTACTGATTACCTTTTTAATAGAATTGATTTTTGAATATATTTGGAAAAAACGGGCTTATCATGAAATTGATAAACTGTATTTAGCAACAATTTTGACTGTGCCAATTGGGAGCATTTTGGTTGGTATTTTAACTATGTATCAGTACAGCATAAAAACAATCACTGTAGCTTTTATTTTAATCAGTTTTAATTTACTGATTTTTTATATGTATGATAGCCTCCAGAAGAATTATGAAGTCATCTATGAGAAAAAGCTTTTGGAGCAAGCGGTGAAAGCACAACATAGTGAATTAGAATTATTACAAGAATCCCAGAATAGAATTCGATACTTACAACACGATTTCAGGAATCATTTAATCTCTATTGTAAATTATGCAAAAAAAGCGGATAATCAAGGACTGATTCATTATATTGAAGATGGTCTGGGATTTCTTTCTTTTCATCAACAGTTTGTTGATACTGGAAATTCTGAGATTGACAGCATTCTTAATTACAAGTTGCAGGAGATGAAAAACAAAAATGTCCATTTAAAGTATTCTATAACGATACCAAAGGACTTGAAAATTAATGTGTTTGATCTCAACATCATACTTGGAAATTTATTAAACAATGCAATAGAAGCTATCGAAAAAGCGGAAAGGAAATACTTCTTTATCAATATTTATTTTGAGAAAAACATTCTTTTTATCCATATAGAAAATACCTATGATGGAAATATCATAAAAGAGAAAGAAACATTGATGACAACAAAGGAGGAAAAGCAATCACATGGATTAGGACTGAAAAGCGTTTCCAGCATATTGGAAAAATATGATGGAGACATTATATACGATTATAATGATATATATTTTATTACAGATGTCATGCTCTGCAATACGAGTTTTCATCATGAAACAGAGTGAGAAAATAGTCGAATTTTGACATTAACATGGGTCGTTTTTTACAAGAGTCGCTTTTGCGGCTCTTTTTTTGTTATAATTTGTTTTGCAGGCAAAATAAAAAGATTGGAGTGATAAATATGAAAAAGATTATTTTGAAATATGGCGGTATGCTTGCTGCTTTAGCAATGGTTTTTACAACACTGACAGTAAATTCAACCTGTACTTGGATGACTTATCAGGAAGAATTGCCTGATACAGCTAAAAAACTTCGCAAGTTCTGATGTTTGTTAAATTATCTTGTAAGATTGCAGATAGGCTAGAACACTGTGGCATTATCTCAAAATCCAATAGAACATTGTATGAATATGGCCTGCGTCAGATGTTTGCAACAATTCTGAACATTCTAACAATGCTCCTGATTGGATTTATAATGGGACTTGCTGTGCCGGCGATGGTTTACACAATCGCATATATCCCATTAAGAGTATATGCCGGAGGCTATCATGCTTCTACACCGCAGCGATGCTGGGCATTTTCTGCGATAATGTTATGGATTGCACTGTGTATCGTAAAATACACGCCCCAAACGTATTTTTGGGTGATTACAACATTGTCGTTGATAGCCTGCATCGTTGTTTTTTTGCTGTCGCCGGTGGAAGATCGAAATAAGAGATTGGATGAAAAAGAACATCATGTTTATCATATTCGAGCAATTGTTGTGATGACAATAGAAATGATTGTGGCGATGCTGTTGTTTGCTTTACATTTCACACAATTTGTTTTGGTATTGGAGATTGCATGGTGCTCTCTTGCAGTGATGTTGCTGCTTGGAAAAGGAAAGAATGTTTTTGAAAATAAAAAAGGAGGAAGTGCATGAATAAAAAACTGACAAGAACACTTGCCGGAGTCATGTCCCTGATGTTCATGGGACAGGTCATGATTTTTGGCGACGGCAGTGCCCAAGGTCTTTTACATGCTGATACAATTGCATCTGCTGCAGAAGCGATTGAAGGAGCAAAGAACAAAGACCAGCTTGCCAAGGAATTTGAAGAAGCAACAAAAGATCTTGGAAAAGTAGATTATTTTGATGTTGCTGAAGACAAAAATGAAACTGCTAATAATGAGGAGATTGCAGAAGACGATATTTCTGTTCAATCCGAATCAGACGAAGCAGTGCAAGATCATACTGCAGCTATTACGACTGCTTCGGATGGCGATGCTCCAGCAGGTGAATTAACAGTAACTGGTATTGTTAAACAAGGTGTTATCAACGGAATTGATGACAAAACGCCAATTTATGTGCGTATTTTTGATGAGAACTGGAATGAAATTGAATACCAGGAACTCCGAAGTGGTGACAGTTATTCTGTAACAGCAAGCAGTGGTAGTGGCATTTATCATGTCAAGTATGAAAGTGATGGTTATTTGCCGTTTTACTTGAAGGATTTTGGTACTGGTACCTATACTGTTGGATCTGGTGATTCTCGCAACACGGTGACATTAGTTCCAGGTGATACCACTTGGAATGAAGAACACGACAACGAGTGGAGCGACGATGTCATCAATGGAAAAGACTTGGCGTATGTACAGAGTTGCTTAGGAGCATATCGTGGTGATGATGCATTTAATTTTTCTATAGACTTAAATGGTAATGGAATAATTGATCAGGAAGAATTGCTCCAAGCACAAGATGTTATTAATTCTGCCAGTGAATCACAACAGGATGCAAATGCTGCATATATTTATGATTTAAATGGAGATGCTTACATCAATCATCTGGATATGCAGATAATGGAAAGTCTTATTGGTTACGATTCTTCTGAAATTTCCGACCTTGACTTCAATGGAAATGGTGTAATTGATGAGGAAGATCTAAATTCATATATTTCAATTATATATCAATCCATGGATGTTTACTGGTATAATCTTGATTTAAACCATAATGGTGTAATTGACGAGAATGATGCGGAATTTTTGGAAGCGGCTGCAAAATTAAGAGGCCCATCTGATAATTACTACGCATACATGGACAAAGACGACAGCGGCACAATTGATAATGCAGATGTTGCATGGTTTTCTGCCGCATACAAGGCTTCTGGCGATTTGGATTGGGATCATGCCTTTAAAAGAACACTGATCATGCAGGAAAGCGGCGCTTTTCAGGGCAGCTTAAATTTGCATGATACGGATTTGAACCTGAATGGCTGTTCCCTGTATGTAGGCGACTGTATGTCCTTTACAACTGATATTCCGAAATTTTGGTCTGGCAATCAAGGAGCAACACTGAATATTAGCAATGGTTATTTGGAAGTTTCCAATAACTTAGTATTTCGTACCGCTTCTCCAGATGGTTGGGGTGGAAATGCAGGCCAATTACTGAATATTAATGGAGGATTAGTCATTATTGGCGGCGATTTCAATTTTGGTCAGGCAAATTGCTATGATACAATGTTAATGACTGTCCCTGGTGGAGAAGTTGATATTTATGGTAATTGGAATTATAACACATTGACTGACATGGAAGGTAAATGGACAGCAGGAACCATTTATTTTGAGGGGCCAACATGGGAAGTAAATGAAAAATCTGGTGAAAAGTCTGTTTACTCTACTGGAGATCATGTGATTAGCCTTTATTATCCAGAAGGTGTACAGACAATTTTATGGGATAATCGTTACACTTATATTTATGATGAAAATGGAAATCCTACAACAAAACGGCATTTAAATTTTGATTATTATGATGAAGAATATGACATGTCTGGATTGTATTTTCCGTTAGGGTACTCTCCTGATCGTTATCACATTCGTCCATGGTTTCCAGAAGATGACGCTCCTTATGAGCCAGACTATACCCTTTATCGTAAAGGCTGGGAAATTGGTGAAGGTGTACACATCGCAACTGGAAATTATACAAAATCCTTTACCGACTTAAGTATTGAATCTCCTGGTGTAACTTCTGACTTTGTTCGCACATATAATTCCATTAGTACTGAGGAAAGCTCTTTTGGTATTGGCTGGGATTTTAATATTGATGTCAGCAAGATTGTAAAGCCAACTGCTGGGTATTATCAGGTTGTTTTGCCTGATGGTTCGAACACTACATTTAAGGATAATGGAAAAGGTGGATTTGAGTGTCTAAATGCTCATAGCACTATGACAAAGTCTGGAAACGAATACACTATTACAAATGCAGCACAGTCAAAATATCACTTTAATACAAATGGCGAATTGGATTGGGTCAAAGATGCAGAAGGTAATGTTTTAACCATCTCTTCTATGACAAATAACCAGCGTATAGTGACAGATTCTACTGGCAGAACTTATACAATCACCTATAATGGCAATAAAGAACATTCTCGGATTACCAGTATTAAAGATACTACCGCAGATCGTGTGGTTACTTATGCATATAACGGAGATTTTCAGTTGGTATCTGCAACAAGCGTATCTGGCGGAACAGAAACATATGAGTATGATAAAAAAGGAAAACTTTGCAAAATCACAAACTGTTATGATGAAGTCACAGATCAAATTTCTTATTTGGAACATGGGCAAGTAGACTGTCTTACAAATGCATCTGGATTGAAGCAAGTCTACACATATAACAAATTGCAAAAGCAAACCGGCTTAAAAGAGTATGATAAAGAAACTCTTGTCAAAACATTCACCTATAACTATGATGAAAAGTATGCAGTAAAGACAAATACTGTGGAAACCGATGGCCAAACCTATGAAGTAGATAAGATCACTTATAATATGGTTGATGGCAAGAATAAGTATGATGAAATGTCCGAAAGCGTTGATATCATGGGAAATACAACAAAGTATGAGCGTGATACTAACGGAAATGTTATCAAAACAATAAATGCTGACGGTACATACACACTTGCCAATTACAATGATAAAAACAGTGTTATTGCAGAAGTTGACGAATCTGGGAATGCAACTATCAAAGCATATGATTCGAATGGAACTCGGCTTTTGAAAGAAGCAACCAGTCTGCATCCATTATCTCAAAC